GCTCTATTTTGAGTAGGGAATGTATCAAAAATTCTCATTTTCATTTCATCTGTTGAGATATTTGATACATCGCCAACGATTGGCTCTTCATTAATTACCTCAAAAGATTCAACAATCGCCTGGGCCTTTGAGGTAACCAGTTTTGTTCTGTCTTTGAAATCTACTCGTGCATTTGAAACACTTGTAAGCGTACCGACAGCAATATTAGAATTAGATGGATTTGTCATTCTATAATTAACAGTCAGCGTTGTATTAGATGGAACTATTCCATAATTTTCATTTTTCGTCAGCTTAGTTGGATCAAAAGTTGTGCTAGTGACATAATCTTTTCCAAATATATCAAGCGCTACTGATTGAGGGTTAGCAACAACATTTGTTTCTCCCGATTTTCCATTGCCAAATTGCAAATACGCAGAGCGTCTATCTCTTTGCATAATAAACTTACGAGATACCAAATATGGTTTTATAATCGATGGAACGTTATCATTCTTAAAATTGACATTAGACAGTTCTTTGAAAACCATATCTTGCGCAAGATAATCTACTTCAAAATATTCATTCCCTTCTTTATCAAATACCGATATAATTTCGGTAATATTTGGTGATGATAATTTTATCTTTTTAAATCTTTCATATGCTCCTACTGTAAATTGCTCAGTGCCAAATTGGCCAGAAACAACATTTCCATATGCCTTAATAGCAAAATGAGTGGGGGCGCCTGTTGTGCTGTCCACTTTCGCAACAACCACAGAATTTTTTGGATTATCAAAATCTACATTTTCTATTAAAATGAAATTCAAGCCGCCGGTAGAAGATAATCTGGTTCCTCTTTTTAAAATTGGAATATAATCAGAATCAGGGCCGACTGCGGTTGAAGAAGCCGGCACTAAAACATATAACGCTACTTTTCCATATGTCGAGGCTCTGCCGGGGTGTTTATATCCTAATACCCTACCATGGCGAAGTACATTGTTTTGCTGGTAGGCAGTGTCTAAAAATGACTCATTTACATTGTAATCTAGATAAAATGATAGCTGATCGCCAACATATGCAACTGCATCTAGCATTAAAGCGCCGAAAGAAGCCTCACTAAAATCTTGAAAATTATCAGGATAAAACCTCTCTGCTATCTCCAATAAGTCCTCTTTTATACTTTGAAAATCCCGATGAGTATAATCAATTGGAACTATTTTCTTTTGTTCGTCAGACATGTAAATTTCCTCAATTTTAAATAGTAATCTCTATAAAATCTTTTATATTAATATCTGGTATTGAATAAGAGATAGCAATACCCAACCTATTGCTGTCTATGTCAGTTGAATTAAAAGAAATTGAAGAAATCTTAATAGCCGGCAAATAAATACTTGCTTGTTCTCTGATTTTTGATGCGATGGCTTGTTCTGTGTTTTGTCCAAAATTCTGAAATAAATATGTTCTCATTCCAACTCCAAAATTTGGTTCCATTACCCTTTCGCCGGGTGCTGTTAATATTAACATCTTCAAATTTTGACTAAACAACTTCTTAAGAGTCTTAAGCATCACAAACCCATCATTCGAATCTCTTCGCACCGGAAGTGCTACACCAAATGCATTCATATTTTATTCCTCACTTTCTATAATTATATCTTAATCAATCTTTTTCACATAATTCGCCTTCAGAATTAAATGGGTTAGATCTCATCATTCGTCGTNNCCACCATGGAAGCAAGCGCTGACCGGCNGCGGGTTTAAATCTTTCTCTTAACTCATTTAAAAGTATCTTACCTGGCTTCAAATCATCGTCAAGTTCGCCGGGGTTGAAATCTCTTAAATTATAGTGATTTTTAAATAATTTCTTTATTCTACTATTTGTATTTCTTAACAATTCTTGGTCCCACTCGTCCCAAGTTGTTATAAATGGACTCCAGCCACTTCTATCTCTTACATTTGCCCAGCCGGGTGAGCCTGGTGTGATTACTGGATTTCCATTTTTATCCACCTCATCCATATAAGAGCCGGGTTTTTCTTCGGCCTCGTTGGATCTATATGCTCCTTTTTCCACTGTGATTTGTCCTATCGATGGTAAAAAGGCAAAATCATTATAAATCGCCAATAATGATGTGATTTTACTCAATGGGAAAATATAACGTGATATTAGTTTAAACTTACTATCACGTTTCAAAAGATTAATTAAACACAATAATTGTTTACTATCTCCATCAAAAGGAGCAATTTGCCCTATTGCAAGATCCAACGCATCTACTTCTACGGTTGTGATTTCTACTTTAGTTCCATCTGCAATCATAGAAAAAAGCAACCCATAACGGATACCCAACTCACCATCCAATCCAACTCCGTTGCCATTATTATCAACTAAAACTTCTAACGTGCCAGGATAAACGTCTGAAATATTTAAAGTATTATCATTTGCTTTGATTATATCTATCGCTGTTGAAGGTGCGTATTTCGTACCATCGATACTAATATATTTCTCAACAACAAATGGCTTTGTGGTGTCTGATGTGTCTGGGCTAAATTCGTATTCTTCCACATCACCTATAGGAACGGTAACTTTATTAGCGAAAGGAACCAAGATATCGTGATCACCTTCGTTGTGAAACTCACCAGACATATAAACCAACTCACCTTCTTCGTTTTTGAATGCGTGCCAATAACCAATATATTCTTCACCTTCTTCAGAATCACTATCTTCGTCATTTTTTTCAAAAACATACAGTTCGCCACCGCCTGTATATAATTCACTCTCTTCTTCTGTTGGCCAGCCGTCTACGTCTACTTCTTCTTTAATTTCCTTATTTAAATCTAATTCTAATGTTCCTTGAGAAAGATTTGTTAACAAATAATAATCTAAATCAAATATCGGAGGAGTCATCCCAATTTGTTTAAGATTAGAAACAAATTTCTCACCCATAAACTCTAATTGTTCCATTACTAAATCTTTGAGAACTAATTTTGCCAACTCTTCCGTTTCTTGTACTGCTTGGAGGTTTTTTTCAGAACGATAGTTCTTTAATGTTTTAAAGAAACTTACAGTTCTATCTTGTTTTTCTTCTCTTAAATCTTCTCTATATGGATAATCATAATCATCCTGCATATCATTTAGAATGCCACACGCATCTATCGCAGATTTTGAAGGAAATTCTATATCCTCACTATCTACTCTTCTAGCGTACACCTGCACTGATTGTTCCAAGAAAGCATACCAAAATTCCTCATCTTTAAAGGGATTAAAAAATTCCCAACCAGCTTTCTGGGCGTCTTTAAAATTCTTCTCCATATCTTCAACAATATACTGAGCATATATACTGCTATACGTTTGTGGAAATTTTGGATAAAATGTCGTAAAAGTAGCCAACGATTTTAAAAAATGCACACTAACATAAATTCTAATAGCGGCTGTTATTAACCCTTCCAAGCCGGCGGCGGATACTCTTTCTAGAATTCTATTATATGGAACTTCCAGCACGCATTCTTCACTAGACATTAATCTTTCATCTTCTGGAATATTAGGATACACTTCATCTATTTTATCTTGGATATCTCCGAAATCAATCAAATCAGTTCTAAATGGCTTACACGGACTTATTTCTGGAAATAATAAATCCACAATACCCGTCCAGCCAGATCCAGTAAGTGGGGAAATATAAATCGGTGGATTCATATACGTACCGCCAAACTGCAACGGATCTAAATAGAAAACCCTATTAGGTGGGCCATCGTTGTTCTCTTCATCATATTGCATCTGACTAATGCCTAAGACTTGATCATCATTCGTATAACCCGAATCAAAATATGACTCACCATCTTCAGTAACATATGCGATATCTGTTGTAGCTAAATCATCAAATTTCGCACCATAATCAAAAGCGTCAGTATTTTCTGCAAGAGTGCTTATGAATTCTGCTGTTATATTCGTCATAAATTCATCGTGCAATGCTTTAACCGTGTTACTTTCAAAACTTCCACCACCTTCATTCAAAATCTCTTTTAATAAGACAACTTGCGGTATATAATCTTGTTGAGCCTCAAATGTGGAAAGAAAGTCAACATAATTTGTTAAATCTATTTCCACATCACTCAATGTATCATCGACTGCTAAAAACTCGAATTCTCTCACCGCAATATATTCTTCATCTGTCTGGGGGGTACCGGTGTCGTCGGCGTCTTCATATGCACTATTTGCATATGAAGCTTCTGCTGCATTATAACGGTTAGTTATTTTAATTCTTGTAGCGTCACCTTGCCTATTGACATATGTACTCCCTGATTCTTCAATGTCTGCTAGATACATTTCTATATCAAATCCATAATTATAAACTTGTTTAGGGAAATGGTCCATTTCCCCAGCGGCATTATCCTCAAAAGATAATGTCATATCTGGCGCTGCTTTACGGGCTTTAATGGTGAAATCTACTTGCTCATCCTCTATGTCTGTATCTATTTCAACGTTGTATCCTAAATCTGGGAGCATTAATAAATTCTGAGGGCTTCCTTTGAAGCTTGAAATACCAAAAGCATCAAAATCTTTTGATATAACTTCATCTGCTTGAGCATCATTGCTTGATTCGAATGTTGGAGCAAGGATCCCGTCTGTTAGATAATCACTCAACCAACCAGCTACTCTTTGAGGAAAAGCACCCTCTTGGCGCCATACATTTGCAAAAATTCC